GCACCACCTCTGCTTGCTGTATCACTAACTAATTCTACTTCAACAGTAACTGCTGTAGTATGAATATTAGTTAAGATCAAACCAAGAACAACAGTAGTTGTGCTACCAGCTACAGTATACATCGTGTATGCTGTGCCAGCAGAATTTGGTTCTGCTGCGAAACTAATAACTTTAAATGTGTTTGCCATATTTTATATCCTCCTATTATTTATATACTAGCCCAAGGCGATTGCAAGTGCAGTGGGATCTTCTCCTGTATTTGTGATTGTTAAAGTTTCATTACTTCCATCACTATTTTCTGTAAAAGATATTCCAGTTCCAGCAACTAATTTGCCATTCAAATATCCACCAGTTGAGTCATTAGATGAAACTAAGACTTTAACATCTGTATCTGTGGTAATTGCTCCCCAAGAACTACCGTTATAATAATTTAATGTATTGGCACTTGTATCAAAATATAAATCCCCTGCATCATTATCTGATCCAGGTGCAGAACTTGCTATTCTATATCTATCTGCAAAACTAGTTACTCCAGAAATATTAGTTGAAACAGTTGCCATAGCTGTAACATTTGCTGAAGTTCCTAAAATAGCCATGTCTTCCACAACGGCAGCAGTACCTAAAATAGACATGTCCTCTACTACAGCAGCAGTACCCAGTATTGACATATCCGTTACGATAGCACTAGTAGCTAGTATAGACATATCTGTAACTATGTCTGATGTAGCCAATATCGACATATCTTCCACTACCGAAGCAGTTCCTAAAATTGACATGTCTGTTACTATGTCTGACGTAGCTAAAATAGACATATCTGTCACTATGTCTGATGTGGCTAAAATAGACATATCAGTTACTGTATCTGCAGTGCCTAGTATTGACATGTCCTCTACAATGGCTGCAGTGCCCAAGATAGACATATCTTCTACTATAGCAGCAGTTCCTAAAATTGACATATCTTCCACAACGGCTGCAGTGCCTAATATTGACATATCTTCTACTATGTCTGCTGTAGCTAATATTGACATGTCAGTAACTATTGCCGCAGAAGCAAGAGTATTCATATCACTAACAACGTCAGAAGTTCCAAGTATTGCCATATCAGCTACACAATCTGATGTACCTAATAAAGCCATATCTGTAACAATTGCACTTGTGCCAAGTATTGCCATATCTGCTATTGCAGCAGAAGTTCCTAATAAAGCTATTTCATCAACAACTGTAGCAACTGAAGCAACATCTGTTGTTGTGTTTAAAAATTCTAAAGCTGTTCCTGCCGAATTAACTGACAGGATTTTATCTGCTACAAGATTAGGAAAGGTAAGATTGTATGTGTTTGATGTTGTAGCTGCAGCTTTAGGAGAAAATTTAATATCTCTTTCTAATTGCTGACTCATAGCAATGATTTTATCTAATTCAGTATTTAATGAATCTATTTGGAAAGCTCCAGAAGTTGGAAAGTCTGTTGATCTAGAAATTGCTAGATCTCTATAAATTGTAACAATATCATTAAGGGTAGCCCCCCCTCCTAATGTTATTGATCCACCACCAGTAACTCCCGCACCTGTTACCGAATATTCTGTTTCATCAGATGGAGATGCAGCATAAGTTAGTAATGTTGTACCATTATAAACTTTAATATCATTTACAGTAAAAAATTCAAAAGGCACAGAAAATGCAGTCTGTGAACTTGTTGCAGTATATTGAACCCTAGGTTCTGTGTCAGAAATCGTTATAGCCATTAATGTAATCCTTTTTGAATGTCGTCAAACAACCAATCGAGATACCATATATTTTGAAATGGTATTAATCTACGCACATTCTTAGCTGTATGATGGTTATATTTATTTCCTGTTACATCATAAATTATATCAAAAATATTATATATTTGACCACCTGTTGGCCCACCTATAGTTCCAGCTTTCCATCTTCCAGATGATCCATATGGTTTTTGATCTCCCAATAATGGAGAAATACCAATTCTATTATCAGATAAAGTTTCAATAGCTTTATTTACATCTGTATAGATTCCAGCTAATCCTGATCTATCAAAAGCATTAAGTAGTTTTTCAGTTAATGATAACTTAGAATAATCTCTATTAAATCTAACTTTATGATATGTTGCATCAATTAACATACCTGATCCCATTAAAAGCATTACACTAAACATAAAGTTTAAATCTCCTTCTTGCATCCCCCTCATTAACATTCTTTGAGTAGATGCCATTGCGAATTTTTTAAATTGAGCAAAAGTAGAACCTAGTTCGGTACTCATCCATTTAGGAGTATCTCCTAAACCTGGGGTTACAATTGTAACATTAATATCTTTATTAAGAGCAGCACCAAAAGCATCTCTTGCTAAATCATCTTCCCATTTAGCTGTATTAGCCATAAAATTATATGTTGTTTTTTCACCATGTAATTCATATTGTTTAGCTATTCTTTTAGCTATTTGTTCATCAATACCTGAAGTAGCTAATGCTGTTTTCCATTTATCTGATAGTGTACCTTTACTCCATTTTATTGAGTCTTCTATAATTCTTGAACCAATAGTGACAGATGCTATAGATTTTGTAAATTCAGTCCATCTAGACATAAGGTTAACATACATAAAATTAAACGCAGAAAGTTTGCCCATACTGTTTTCAAGTTTATTAGCTAAACCAAACATATCCCCAACATCGGAAAATAACATTGCTCTTTGACCAGTAACCATATCTGTTGCTTCTCCAAAAGATTGAGCTTCTTTTTTACCTGCTTTAAAAATTGCAGCATCATCTAAGAAATCTGAAAATACTTCGAATTGAGTTTTAAATCCTCTTTTAATACCTGATGTTGTAACGGTTCTAGCAACGTCAGTTACTGCCGCATAAAATCCTGTTAACATAGTTAATGCGTTATAGTGTTTCATTGTTCTCATTGCTACCGAAGTATATGAGTGAGGATTTGCAGGTAAACCATAAGTTCCTCTAATAAGTTCTATAGCAGCTTCTAAATCATCTAATGTTTGAAACATTTCTTTAGTTAATTTAGTTTTATCTTTTTTACTGTTAGCCATAAAAATTTTTAATTTATATTCGTGAACAACATCTAATAAACCTGGGCTAGTCATAGATTCTGCTTCACTAATATATTTATGACCAATACCTCCAGTATCTCCGTATTTTTTAACTAATAAAATATCTGGTATAATTTGTCTTGCATAAATTTTTTGTAGGGCAAATATATCTCCCATAATAAAACCATCTTCTAATAATTTTATTTGAGCTATTTCATCTAAATTTAATTCTCTAGCTCTATTTGCTCTTGCATATCTAGGATGGTTAAAGATATATTTTTCTCTTAATAATTGTTGCTCAATATCTTTAAGAGCTTCTTTATAAGTAGTATGAGCTGTTTCTTTACTTAATAATTGTCCATATAGACTTTCTATATCTTTACCAGCAGCTTTATATTGTAAGATTTTTTTATTAATATCTGCTAAAGCTTCATCATACAATTTCGATCCTGGTTTTTGACCAGTTGCTTTCATTGCATAATGTTTAGCTAATGTTTCTTCTTCTAGTTTAGTAATTTTTTTCCAATTTGTTTTTTCAAATCTTTGAAAAGGAAAATGGTTTGAAAGATCATCTACAAGTTCACTTAGTTTAGATTCATTAAAAGGTATTTGTTTTCTTATATAATAATCTCTAATAATATTTTTAAATCCTTCTTTATTTTTATCTATAGCATTTTTAACATAAACAATATTAATATAATTATCTACTCCCCCTTTAGGAATATCTATTAATTTCTTTTTTAATTTATTTATTCTAGATTCAATAGCAGATATAGGCATTTCTATTTCTCTATTTTCTATTTTAGACCAATATTTATAAGTACCTTTATTTTTAGAATGTAGGTCGTCATACACTCTAGTCCAAAATTTTAAATTTTGTTCAATAGGCATTTCTCTTATTTTTAATTGTTGTACTTGTTCAAACAATGGGCCATAAACATATTTTTGAGAAATTCTTGCAGCTTCTGCTACTTCAGGAACATCATGATCCATTTTATTTAATCTAGCTTTTGTAACTTCATAAGAAAATTCATCTAATGTATAATATTCTGGAGTTCTTTTATTTTTAATAGCTAATTCAGCATCAGTACCAAGGATAGATACTGGAGTACCAGTTTCTGATTGTTGTCTTTTAACATAATTAAGATATTGATCTTTAACCAATTTATGAGATTCAATTTCACCCACTCTCATCATACGCATATCCGTTTCAATAGATTTACCTGTTGCTTGAAATCCCCATTCTTTAGTATTTTTAAGTTTTAACAAAGGAGTATCTAAAAGATCTCCCATTATAATTCTTGCTGAATTTGATTGAGAATTAATAACTCTAAATACTGGAGTCCAAGGGCCATTTTCTCCAAATACTCCTAAATGTGATTTAACAAATTTTTCACCTTCCATTCTTTTTATAGGCATAGAGCTATTTAATTTATGTAGATCTTCTTCGAAAATTTTATATTTATTCCCTTTATTAGTTTCAATGTTATAAAATTTTTTATTAGTTTTATTGATAAATCCTTGTCCTACAATTTTAGCTGTACCACCTTTGTTATTAATTTTAACAGTTTGTCCTACACTATAAGTAATTCCTTCAGCTCCTACACCACTTGGAGGGTTATCTAATTTATTAGGATCAATAAACTTTCCTTCTTCATAAACTTTATTAGGTGATCCATTCCAATCAGAATCTAATTGTTTAATTGTTTTTTGTGTTTTGATAGGAATAGATGCAGTAAATTTATTTAATACATATGGTAATGTATATCCCCAAGCTGCAACCATAGGTACATAACTATCTTCTCTCATTGGATCCAAATTTTGTTTTACTAATTCTTCTGCTAACATGGCAGATCCAACCATTTTTGCTACACTTCCAGCTTTAGTAAAAAATAAAGCACTTGATGGATCTAATGCAGCTCCTGTTATTTTACCAAGGTAATGCCAGGGTGAAGAATAATTTAGTTCTTGGTGTTTTTTATATTTTTCAATTATAGAAGATGTTTCTTGGTGACTTTTACTAAAATAAAATAAATGCATAAAATCCTCATATCCTTTTAATTGAGGATCGTTAGATGGATTATAATTTTCTTCTGGAGTAAAGTCAGAATTATCTAACATATATTGATAAGCTATTGCTGGTAAATTTTCTGTTTCAAATCCACCTTTAAAATCTTTCCACCAGTCAAATTTTACAGGTTTTGTACTTTTTTGAACACCTTCATTTATCCAAGGTCTAGGAAAAAAGACTGTCATTATAATTTACCTAATTCACCATTGTATGAATTAATACCTTCATCAATTCCTCTAAATATAACTGCATTAACATAAGGATTATTTATACCAAATTTTTCATCAAAATATTCAACTCCCATTTCATGTCTGGTAATAAATTTTAATAATTTATGCATTTGATTGGCATCCATTAAATCTATTGTAGTATCTCTACTTAATATTGGATGATTATCTAAAGCATCAAAATAAGATTGCATATTAGTTGCATATTTAGTTTTAACTAAAATATCTTCTATAGTAGGTGTTGATCCAAACTCAGAAGCTATGGTATTATCAATGTTTTCTGTTAATATAGAATGATTTAAAAATAATCTAGTTACTGCTCTAATGCTATCTTTAGGATGAGCAAAAACAGCAAAATGCCTACTATCTCTGTAGTAATTTAATGCTATTTCTCCATCCCAATTATCTGAACTTATTGATGTCCAGTTATTTGTTCTGTGTGTTAATCTTAATTCTGTATTATTATAATTTTCTAATGCATAATTTTTAAAGTTTACACTCATTGCATTTTCACTTAAAACCATTTTTTCTGGTGGTACTGCAGCAGAAGTAACTTTTTCCAAATCAGATAAATCTCTATTAAAGTTAATTTTTTTCTGTTGACTTATACTTTCATTAGCTGTTTGAGCAGCTGTTGATAATTCAGTTGCAATTTCTCTAAAATTTCCATCAAAACCTAATTGTCTTGCAAGAAAAGCAAAAGGTCTAACTTCTGTAGGTAAATCATCAAGTCCAGGTATATCTGGATAAAATCTGTAATCGCTTAATTTAAGTGAATTTCTTATAACACTATGTAAAAATCTTTTACCCCAATCTGATCTTTCATATTCTTTTCCATGAAATGATACAGTTGTTCCCATTTCTTCATAGATTTTATTTGCAGTATCATTAATTAATGTAGCCATACTACCTGTAGCTGGCCCAGGTATTGGTGCTTTAGTATGATTAGTCCATCCAATAGGTTTAAAATTACCTTCAATTGGAATCATTAAATCACCATCCCATATCGTTAATTTGTATGCTGGGTTATTAAATTCATCATTGTAAGTTTGTCTATCAATTGAAATTTTTACATCTTCATTATTTTTGTTATCAAAATATTTATTTAATGTTTTTTGAATATCATTCCAATTATTTGTTCCAAATTTATCTCCTTTTTCTCCTTGATAAAGATTTTCATTTTCAGCTTTCATTTTATTAAATTTTTCATACAATTTTTTACTTTCAGCTTTAGCTGCTAATCTATCTGATGGAGAAGTTACCATACCTCTAAAAGTATTTATGTTAGATTTTTTTTCTGCAATTTTAGCTTTATTAAAAACTTCTGTTAAAGCTTCTTCCGAATGTTTTAAATCTCCACCTGCAGTCATAAACGATTTTTTAACATGAGCATAAATATCTTTATTGTTAGGTTCTCCATATGTTTGCCAATAAGGATTTTTAACTAATTTAGGTTGTCCATCAGCAGTATTGGTTTCAATACCCCATCCAGATTGTTTTAATTTTCTAGTTGCTATATTCCATGCTTGATCTCTTAAATTTTCATTACCATCTTTCCAAGGATCTATTTCATTACCTCTTGTCATGTTTGCTAAAGCTTCATTAAAAAAACCTTGAAATTGTGTATAAGCTGCAGGAGGTGTTATGTTGCTTGGAATCATTGCAAAGAATGTACTTTGATCTGCTGCAGTAAATAAATGTTTATTTAATTCACCCTTACCACCTGCCATCATTTCTGGAATCCAATTAGGTGATTTAACTTTTTTATTAAATAATTGTCTAAAATTTACTGTACCATCTGGATGATTAACAATACTTGCTAATCTTGTAACTTTATCATCCTTACCAATATTTGTTAAAATATTAGTTGCTGTATCGTAATTTCCATTTGATATTTCATCAATAACACCCTGTTCTAAAGCTTGTTCATATAAACCAGGATATTCAATATCAGGAAAAAAGTTTTTAACATATTGATATATTTCTGTTTGTTGTTTTAATTTATCTAAAGAAGGTGGATCTCTGTAATCAGCAGCTTTATTAAGTGCTAAAGCTTTATCTAATTCAGGAGGAAAATAATCTTGTCCTTCAAATAGCATAATAGCAGTAATAAAACCATCACTTTTTAAATCACTATAGTTAACTTTACGAATATCGTTGTTAGCAAGTATAGCTTCACCCCATTCTGCTGGGGTTACTCCTTCAGCGTTCCAATTAATTAGTTTATCAGGATGTTGCATTGTTTTAGATACAACTCTTTGTATGTTGTTTGCTTTAAATACATAAGTAATTAATTCATCTGTAAGTTCTAAATTATTATCTTCAGCAAGTTTATTTACATCTATAGCTCCACCTTTAAATTTTGCAATATCCAATGGTTTATTGATTTCACTTAATTCTTTTATATTTGGTTTTGTTCTTTCAGGTTTTCCTAATAGATTTTCGTGATGAAATGCTTTATATTGCTTCCAAGTTTTATCTATAATGTCTGCTCTATCTTGGTCATCTTTCATTAAATATTCATGCATTTTATATACAGGATTATTTTTTATATCTTCATCTAAAGGAAATGGTGTTTTATCTGTACCTTGATTAAGATCATTTAACCAGTTAATAGCTTCAACTTCCATACCATTTTTATACATAAGTTTCATTATGTTAAATCCTCTAGCAATAGTTATAGCTTTAGTTTGTTCTCTTAAATTTAGATCATGTGCTTTAAGAGTAATATCTCCTGTATTAACAAAATTTTCTAATTCATTTTTTCCAAATTCATTAATTGTTTTTAATGCATTAGAAAATCGTGAATTAATACCAGTTACACCAACATCTAATGGATGATCTGTGAAAGTATTCATGCCAAATTCTGTTTCAGTATTAAAATTATTCCAGTTAATTTCTCTATTTGCTGCTTTAGTTGAAAGATCTAACTTATGTTTTTCAGTTGCTGCATAATTAATATTATCCATAGTTGCTTGAGCTAACATAGCAGCAGCTTGTATTTTATATTTAGGAGGTGTTTGTTCTAATAAATTTTTAGAATAAGTTTCTACTGTTTGTTTCATTCCAGCAGCATCAAATTGATTATCCATTCTAGCTTGTTTAAAAAATTCATTTGTCTTAATAGAAAAATCATAAAAATAGTTAGCTTGTTTAGTTTTTTCTTCATCAGCTTGTATTCTTTCAAATGTAGGTTTAAGACTATCAAAAGCTATACTTGCATAACTTTTAGCAGGGATATAAGGAACTGGTGTATCTATAGTTTTTCTAAAAACTTCTTTTTTGCCTTTTTCTAATGCCATTATTCTGTTTCCTTATTTTTAGATTCATACCAAGTAGAGCCAATACTTAACCAACCACCAAATTGTTCTTTCCTTCTAGTTTTTTTAGTCATTTGAGCTGCTAAAGATAATTGATTAATATCTTGTGCAAGATTAACTCTTATTGTTGCAATATCTTTTTTCATTAAATTTTCACCTTGGTCTTGAATATTTAAAAATGATCTACTATCCATACCAAAACCACCACCAGCTTGAATAGCCATATTATGAGCTTCTTGTAATTTCCATTGTCTTCTACGTTCTGCTTCATCTTCTAAAGCTCTAATTTTTGCGGCTTCTCTTTTAGCTGTATATTGTTCTGCTTGAAGTTTAGCTTGATCTCTAGAATCTTTAATATCAAGTAAAGTTTTACCTATAGTGAATAATGTTAATGGATCAGCACTCATGCAAAAACTACCTCCACTTGCATACCCAAGATTTTCATAGGTAAAGGATCATCTTGAGAAATTGTTATTGTTGGACTTTTACTATAACCTAAAAAGAAAAATTCTTTTTTAGATGTTACTGGAACTAGGTCAGAGCCACCTGTAAAACCAACTTGTTGTACTACTAAAGATTTAGAGGTGCTATCTGCAGCTTTAATAGTCATATCTAAAGTTGAGTTTAAATCAACGATGGCTCTTGAGATTCTTCTTGGAAGACCTGTTAATGGGCCTTCAGGTAATTCTTTATCTATTGGCATAGTTTCTACAGTTGGTGTGTAATTAAATCCAACTTTAAGAGCTGTTGCTTTAGGTGCATTTGTTAATGTAATTGTATCTGAACCTGATACTGTAAAAGATCCAATAGAACTATTACCTTCAACTACATTAACTGATTCTGCTGTATAAATTCCATTTACTGTATGTAAGAATCCTTTAGTAAATGTTATAACTCCATTATCTGCTGGAGTTGCTGCTAAAGTTGCATCTAATGTTAAGGTATAAGTACCTCCACCATTATCTACAAGAGATTCAATTTTATATTCTGTGGCATTACCTGCTATAGAAAATTCTTCACTTACTTTAGGTGTTGAAGTTAATCCATCTACTATTAAAGTTGTTCCAGTTTGAGAAGCTCCTTTAACTAAAGGAGTTCCTCTTTGATTTAAAGTAGAAGTAGTTTGGCAATCAAGTGTAGTACTATCATCATCTGCAAATTTTTCTAAAGTATAAACTGTAGAACTATTTAAGGATCTTTTACCAATACAAATTAAATTTTCATTAAGAGCTGATATAGATTGAAAAGTATCTCCAGTTCTTGTTGACCATTGTACCCAACCTGCTATTTTTTCATCTCTAACAGAATGAAATACTGATAACTTACCTGGGTGTGTTGAACCATTATTTAAAAAAAAAGCATATTGTTCAGGTCTAGTTAAGTTACCTTTCATAATTGCTATTTCTTTAGGACTATCAATTAAATGTTGTGCTAGTATAGATACTGCTGTGGATTTATATCCATCTTCAATATCAGAATAAACAAATTCTCTAATTGCTTTGCCATTTTTTTGAACAAACCCTGTAGCTAAATCAAACATTTTAGGAGCTGTTCTTGAGATTCCGTATGGAGTCTGTCTTTGAATACTTATATTAGATGGAGTAATAGTATTATCAGTAGAAGCAACTGGAACATAATATTCACCACCATCTGTAAATATTTGTAAGTCTTTTCCAGATAACATATGTCTAACTTCATTCACTTGATCTCCTGAAATATCTACATCTATAGCGTCTGCTGAATCTGCATCATCTACATCAAAATTATAATATTCAGAAATTTTAGAAGCAAGTACAGCAGCAGGTCTAGAATATAAACCTCCTAACCATAATCTTTTAGCATGAAATGTAACAGCTTGAGCATATCCTCTTAATGTAGATATTGCTTGTTCATCCCAATCTGCAGTTGCTGTTGTATTAGCTAATGTTTCATTAACTGTAGCTGTAACTTCAGTTGCACTTGTATATCCAGTAATAGTCATAGTTTTGGAATCTTTTCTAATTTTAACTCCTACCCAAGAAGAAGAAAAAGTATCTGCACTTGCTGTAACTGTTACCGATCCAGTAGTAGCAGATGTTCCTATTGTAGTAGCACTATCTGCATATTTATAATAAGGTTCGTATATTGGATAACCAGAAGAATGAGTAGCAAAAGCAAATGTACTGACTGTAAATGAACTAGCTGATGCTCTAAATATTTTTCTAATTGGATTATTTCTATGAGCTACAAAAATTGTATCTCCAAATTGAGCAAAGTTTAATTCAAATAATTGAGCTGTTGTCCAATTACAATTAGTTGTATAATTAGAAGTAATCGCTGTACCTGATGTATTATAAACATCCATTCTTTGATTAGATAATACAATAATTGCTACCTCATCATCAGAAAATATAAAAGGAATAATTCTACTTTCTGCAGGAAGTGTTGCTAAATAAGAAGTACCTGGTCTTCTCATTAAACCACCTTCTGCTAATAAAGCAAAATTTTGACAAGATTTTGCACCTTGAAAATAAGAAGCAACATCAGTACGAGTTGCTAATAATGGATTAAGTTCTCCAGAAGAAAAATTGGTTATAACCGTTCTTAATGTTCTTCCCATTATACATCCGTTCTTGTAGATCTTCTTAAACTAATAAATCTATTTGTATCTAAAACTTTTGTAGTAGTTTCTTGAGAATCTATATTTTTTGCTACAAGAAATTGTCTTTCAGATAATTCTTTAAATTGTTTAATCATAGCTGAATCTCTTGCAACTGATCCTGCAAAGACTGAAGCTAATTCATATTCTAAAGCTAATCTGAAATGAGGAGGAAAATATGCTTCGCCTACTTTGTAAATATAATCCATAACAAGTGTACTTGTTGAACCATAATCATTTACGTAAATAAAATCTTTATACCTTCCATAAGGTATAACATAATCATTAACTGTTACTGTAATAATTTGTAATACTTCAGGAGATGTAGGCATCTGATATGCATAAGCATATCTTCCTGTTGGTGCGCTACTTAAAAGAGATAATGTTGATTGAGTTGTTGCGAATCTCCATCTATGTCTAGTTAGAGATGCTTCAGTTACATCAGTATAAACATTTGATGCTACTAGAGCTTCTGTACTTCCATCTGAAAAAGATGAAATGGGTTGAGCACCTATCATTACTAAAGCTCTTGCACATATGTCTATATCAGTTGTCGCCATAATTTTTATTGTCTGCAACTTAGGGGGATTGCTCCCCCTAAATTTTTATTTGATGTGAACTATGCTTGTATCACGGTATCTAGGTTAGATCCTCCATCATTTACAGACACTATTAACGTATCTATAACTCCGTTTGAACCTCCACTATTTACCATAATAACATCTCCAGCTTTTAGTTCTCTGTAAGATAAGATGAAGTAATCATCATTATCTATCGTGCCTATAGCATCTCCATCAGTATAATACCAAAGAGAGTTAGAAGCACCCATTTGAGCAACCTTTTTTACAGGATTGTCTAGTGCGTATGCCATGTTATTTTCTCCTTTTAATTATTCCGTACATAACTGAACTCTTGCTGCACTACTGTCAATTTCAACACTACCTAATGAAATCATAGACGTTATTAGGTGTGAAACTTTTTCAGGAATGTAGTTAACTTCAGTACGTACATCTGAACCGATACCAAGGCCAATTGCTGATTTATGAAATGCCAGATTTAATCTGTCCGAACTTGATGTTGATAAACCAGAGTGTACGAAGAATAGGAATCCCATCCATCTTTTGGCAGTCATGCCATTAGGGAATGGTAGATCACTAGGCCCTACGTATTCTACTCTAGAGAATTGATCAACAGATAATAGGTCAGACCATTGTTTCGGCCCTACTGCCCAATATCTTTGATTGTCATCAGGTACATCGTTTCCATTAAACACTTCCATCATATTCTTAGCTTTAATGAGAGTCATCCCAGTTGCTGAAGAATTGACGTTAGCTGCAATTGAAGTTGCTGCGTCAAGAATAGCAATTAACACTTCGTCAGTTTTTCTGCCGAGTGCATATGCTGCTGATTGAGCCACAACTTGCCGTTCATCAATGTTTATCTTTAACTCGTCTAATTTGTCAACGTAATCTGCTGCATAGTAATCAGTTAAAGTCGCACTCACAGCTGTGTGAGCTAGATCCATT